CCTGTAGTTGGGTCAAAAGCACCACTTCTGGAGCGATATGTATCTATTGCTTGTGCTGCAATTATATCTTCAGGAGTAAAAGGAATTCCTGCAGCTTGCTTCATCAAAAGTTCTTGCTCTTTTTTCTTAAAGTCAACGCTCTTATTTTTTAACTGCTGCTTTTTTAATTCAAGCGCGCCTTTATAACGCTGCTCCGCTCGATAATTCTTTAACGCATCGCCAAAAGTACGTCCTAAATTCTCATATGACTGTTGCTGTAAAGCTGCACCTTGCATAAATATTGATGGGTCTACTGGCATTATACAACCTCCCTAAAATCAACTGGAAGCTGTGAGTAATCAACAGATAAATAACCTTCACTGTCCTTCATAACCGAGTTAGGATAATCTTTTTGCACCTCTTGAGCCATAACGCCCTCAAATATTTTATCAGGATTATTGTTGTATTTAAATTGATAAATATTCACACCGTCTTTTTCACCAACCTTTTTAATGCTGTTTTTTAATCTCTTGTCTGAAAATATATCCCCAAACATACCAGCAACAGCATTATTTTGCGATGTTTGAGCATTTATTCTTGCCTGTTGAGCTGCTACATTAGCATTACCCATTCCAGTATATAAATTACCAACATTTGTTGCGTAAGCAGAGCCAGTAGGTATCATCGTTCTGTAAGCGGTTTCACCAGCACCAGCAGTTCCAGCAAGTGTGTTAAATAAGTTTTGTTTAGTTGCCATATCTCGTGCATAGGCATTTTGATATTCTTGTGATGCTAAATCTTGCCCATAACCTTCTAAAGCCTTAACTGCCTCAGGGTCGTAATATTTACCACGGGCAGCCATAGACCTATTTAAAGCTTTATTGCCTTCTGCAAGTCTAAATTGATAAGATGGGTCGGCTTGAAAGTCAAAAGGCTGCGTCATAGAACCGTAGCCAGCAGCATTAGGGTCGCCAGTTAAGCCAAGTAATTCACCAATGCGGTTTTGTGCCGCAACGCCTGTATCGTAATAAGGTTGCGTATAGCCTTTGGCTTCATCGTATGTTTTGTTTTGAAGTGCAACGGCTTTATCAGTTGCTTGCTGCATTGGTGCAGTGCTTGCCGTCTTTGGTTTTCCGAATAATAAGTTNCCTATACCGCNAAATAATCCCATAATTTCCTCTTATGTTTTTAGCGGCACTATACCTTGCATCTAGTAGATGTATTATAATAATAACACAATATATAGCATTGTCAATAAAGATTATTAACAGTGCCTCCACTATCTTTGTAAACAAGCTTAGCCGCTGTTGTTGAATAATAAATACTATTGTTTGCAGCGTCGGCATCCGCAAGAGATTGAGGAGTTATGCTGCCATCGTTATTTATGTTATTTACTAGCTTTCTTATGCTATCAAACCATAGTTGCCATACTTGTTGAGGATACCCCCCAACATCATTCAATTTGTTTTGGTTTGGTGGTTGTTTAAGTGGCATTTAAGTAAGCTCCGTTAATTTGAACAAATATAGGGTCTGAAATCATAACCNTGTAAACNCTATCCCTAGCCATTCCAAGCCTTAACCATTTAACCCTTGTTGAATATTCTCCNATTTTNCCNATTGTAGTCCATAACTCATTACTCCAAGTCCGCCCACCATCGCTTGAATATTGCATCATTATTTGAGGGTCTGAACCTTGCCCGCTGGTTAAGCCAACACCAACCTCCATATCTAACTCAAGATTACTATGGATTATCTGCCTTTTCTCGTCTTGAATATGCGGCATTATTCTTGTTCTTTGAATTTCAACGCCTGCATCATCATAATATTTTGTCGATAATTCGTAGATATTTCCATTCAATCTATCGCCAATTAAGTTCTTTTGCCCGAAGAAAAAATGACAAGAGCCTCTGTGTGGTGAATTTCCTTGATATTGCCTTTCGTGCCATAATCCTGTTGAACCATCGTAAACTAAAGTTGTATCAAGTCCGTTTATTTGTAAGCAATAGAAGATATGTCCTTGCTCTTGATATACCCACGAGTAGCTATCTGTAAAATCCGTAACGCTATTAATCCGCTTGTCAATTGCCTGTGTTGAAACTTTTCTAGCTTGGTATCCTTCCGCAATCCATATTATAGCCTGTCCAAATTCATCATTCCCTAGCCATATAACAGTATTGTCAAACTTTGCAGCTGTAAATGGTGCAGCACATCCAGTCTGAATAACGCCACCAGATATACGCTCAAAAGGGAATGCTGCAGCACCTGTGTTTTGATATATTTCAGTTGATAATTGCCCGAATAACCATAAATTACCTTTATCAGAAATTACAGTAACTAGATTATCAGGATTACTCTCCGCAACTAGCAAAATCTAAAGCATTCCAACTAGTTCCATCTCCATTTGCGGAAATATAAAAAGCAGCAGAGTTTTTCTTAGGCACTATGAAATATGTATCTTGAAATACAACAGTATCACAAGCAGGGAAATCAGGGTCTGTTATTTGTACAAATGTATCTGTTGCTAAGGTATATATATAACCATAAGTGCCATCAACAATGCAAATTTGCGTACCGTTTTGAGCAATTCCTATTTGNCCATTTCCAGTCAGTAAACTTCCTCTTAATGTTGTAGTGCCGTCTGTAAAAACCTCGTAAAGCTCATTAGCTATAACTACAAAAGCTCTATTGACATCAGGGATAGTTATTGCACCTCTCGCACCGCCATTTCCAGCATTAGCAAAGACATTTAATCCCGCAGTACTTCTTATGGCAGAAGGCTCTTTTGTATTTGGAACTTCGGACGCAATAGGAAATAAATTTATAGAACGCTGAAGACCAAAGCTCAAAGCATCCATCTGATAACTTCCGCCAACGATATTTACTTTCATTGGTTCCATCCGACATAAATATTTCCACTATGTTGCTGCATTTGAGGAACGCCCTCAATAGAAGCAACTAGACTATTTCTTTTTGAATTGTANTTTTTNATANTATTTAAAGCCTCTATTGCTATCCNTGCAACCGCATTTGAAGGCTCAACTTGATATTCAGGNGCAAGCTCTATTGCTAGTTGATATATAATAGCTCTATCGTAACCAATACCCAAAGTAATATCAGTGTCTAAATCAGGGAATGCAGTTAATTGCTTTGAGCTGTATATATGTATATCCATAGCACTTGATGGAACATCAAGAACCTCTAATTTACCCAAAGCAACATTAGGCAAGTAATTATATATATTCGGATACGCACCTTGCTGTGTTTTATTATATTGTTCTGCAAAGACATTACCATCAACCTTTGTTAAGTCATAATCGTAATTATTAATCCTAACAAAGGCAGCAATAATATCTATAGGCTTAGAAGTATTAAAATCACCACCAGTGCCTATGGTATAGCTCCCTTGACCAATAGTTAAAGGAAAGCTTTCCCTAACCTCATTGAATACTAAAGTCTGGTCTACCGACCAAGAGCCAATCATCGCATTTAGTGCCGATAGTGCGTCTTGAGCCTCTGCAGCAGTCGGGTTTTCACCCTGCCCGATTGCAGATATTTTCAATAACGCACTTTTTATAATACTTCTAGCCGTTGTCATCTTAATTACCTTCTTTATTAGAAGGAGTATCTTTATAGCCGTTTTTTAAAGCATCTTTAAGCGACTTTTCATCAGTGAATAATTTAGCTTCACCATTTTTATATAAATAAGCAGGAATATTTGACATAATAACCTCATAATAATTAATGGGTGGCAGTTGCCCACCACCCAAGCTAGTTAAGCAGTAATTCTGCAAGCGTGGTCTGGACGGATTGGCAATAACGCACCCAAGAAGTCAACACGAGTTAACATCTTACGAGTTGTATTATCGTAATCACGAACNANTGCAANGTTCATACCATCAATTTGATATTGCTCTGNAAATTCAGCATTTTTAGGCATAACAAGAGGAACCGAAATTAAACGGAATGCATCTTTATGATATGCTAAACTTTGCTTTAATGCAGAAGATGCAGCACCAACAGGTGTAATCACTGCATTATCAGCAGGAGATGCAGTAACATTTTGAGTAGAACCAGTTACAATTATTGATGGTGATATACTTAAGGTCGCAGCAGTAGCAGCAGCAGTTGCATCAGCAGTTACAACAAATTGCTGTAAAACGCCTGTATCAACCTTAGTGATAGGGTGAACCTTATTAACACCAGCAATTGTAAATACTGTACCTTGCGTAATTGTGCCAGTAGCTCCCCAAGTGTCAGTAATTAAACTTGCACCTGTTTGGGCTGCACCATTAACAAGCGGAGTTCCTCCCATTGTACCATTCGTTTGAGTTGTTAAAAGCTCATTAGAAAGGTAAGTGAAGCCGTCAGCTTTACCCATTGCACCCATACGATACTGTTTAGATACTTCAGCAGCATCTTGGAAAAATGAGTTTCTAGCAGTTACAGCAGAAGCGGTTGCAGCACTATCCAAAAGAAGCATATTTCTATCATCATAAGGACATAAAGCTTGTGCCATTTTAGTCTTAGCAGCAAGCACAGTAGCAGTGTTAAAGGTAGTTGTACCAGCAGTTCCAACGGAATTATAAACAGCATTTGTAGCAATTGAAAGTGCTTGACTTTCAACTTGAGATGCAACAGTTCTTGACGCAGGCAGAATATAACGCTCCAATATATTCTTTAGTTGAATGTCTGTTGCAAATTCAAGTGATGATGTTTCCATAGGGACAGAAACCGTAATATTTAACGGAGTTGTAACTACAGTTTCAACAACATCTTGAATAGCACCAGTTGCATCAAGAGTTGAGTTTGCTTGTGGAGTTGCAGGAATATTAACCGTGATTTTATCACCAGCAGAATATCCATTTTTACCTTCGAAAAAATTATTTTCGAATTTAGCAANAGATTTTGAGAATTGTACATTATCAGATAATGTTTGAGCTGCTGCCTTGGCAATCAGCCCGTCCTTCTGTATGTTAGAGAAAGCATTAACCATTTTATTTTACCTTAAGTTTATATTAATTATAAACCCAAACTATCTAATATATCACGACCAGTCATCTCGGATTTACCCTTGACGCCACGACGAAGTGGTGTTGGAGGTGCTGCTTTAGATTTTTGGGCAGTTACATTTCCAACAGAAGATTTAACACCATCAGCAAGTCTAGTTATTTCAATAACCGCTTGAATAGGATTTAAAGTAGATATCTTTTCTAATAATTCAGCGTTCTGACCTAGATTATATACAATTGAAGGCACATTATCAAATTCAAGTATGGCAGTTTTAAAAGCATTAACCGCTTGGTTGCTTTCACCATAAGAACCCAATACACTATCAACAACCTCGGCTACATCGTCATAGTCGCTATTTTCAACCCTGAACTTTTCCTCATCGGAAATGAACTTAGTCTGTTTAGCAGCCATTTCAGCTTTAACCTTTTGGTGCATCAGTTCTTGCTCTTGCTCCTCGATTAGCTTTTGGCTTTCGCTTTTAGCTAATTCAGAGGCGTAAGAACGCATTGCCTCTTGATATTCCTCAGTAGTATCAAAATTATCAAGTTCAGGAATCTCCAACGCAGATTGTTTTACCTGCTCTTTAGGTTCAGCCTGTTTTGCTTCATATTCGGCGAGCCTTTGCTTAGCATCTAAAAGTTGCTTGTTTAAAGCAGCATTTGCAGCTTTTTGACGAGCAATCTTCTTTTCTGCCTTTGTAGGCTCTTTAGTTTCTACTTCTTTTTCTTCTGTTTGCTCAACATCGCCATTATCAGTTTTTTCAACCTCGACAGTGTCTTGCGTTTCATTTTCAGTCGCTGGCTCTTCAACTTTTACATCTTGGCTAGCTTTATCTTGCGAGTTAAATTCTGCTATTGCATTATCTACAACTTCATCATTCATTATCATTTTCCTTTGTTTCGACGCCTTCAACGCCATTATCATTAAGAGATATTTCTACCTCATTCATATCAGAGCCGCTATCCTCGCCACTTCCAATAATTACATCGACGGCACCACGAACATCATCTAAACCGTCTTTTAACTCTGTAACAGCATCAGCAATATCTTTCATCGCCTCCGCTGGTATTTGCTTATTTGTTTCAGCATTAAGCTTAGCAATTTCTGCCATTGTTTTTGCTGCCTTTATCTCCATCTCTTTTGCTTTTATAGCAGTTTCTTCTTGCTTGATTGCTATTTCAGCGTTTGAATTATCAACCTTCTGATTTAGTGCAAGCTGCATATCTTCTATTTGCCCTTGCATCTGTTGCATAGCTTGATTCGCAGATTGTAACTGTACAGCTAGAGGGTCGTCCTCCAACACTGAAGGGTCAATCAATGTTTTAACACGCTTAGCAAGCTCCTTAGAATTAGGAATGTCTAAATTACTAAAGAACAAATCAGGTGCTATTTGCATTATGCGAGGGTCTATTCCAGCAACTTCAAGCATTGTATTTACAGCCTCTTGCCTTCTAGTCGCATAAGACGCACCAACATCAACCACAACATCATATTTNCCAGTGTTTAAATCAAACCTTCCAACAGGTTGAGCACCGTTAACCGCAGGAACCATATCACCATTATCTCCCTTCGCATAAGGTTGATTAATTGGAACTATTTTATTTTCATCGTCAGCACCAACAATACGCACAATCCTTGGAGTACTGTATATNTTNGGTTATTAAATCAACTAAAATAAGAACCCACCTTGACGCATAGCGACAGAAAGATTATCAATAAAATGGAACGTAGCATTATCACCCTGTATTTTTCTTGCATTAATTGCACTTCCGCTTATTTCGCTTCCCTGCATCCCCATTGAGGCATCAAACATACCTAAAGCAGCTTTTATACCTTCAGCTGCGGATTGACTTTCTTGTAATATTGACATTGAACCAGTTGGAACTGGTTGTCTTTGTGGTGGCGGTAACATTTGCCCAGTGGTTTCGTCCTTTACAGGGTCATACATTAACGCAGAATAGTTGCCGTTATTAGCATTCGTCCATTCTTCAGCCATTGTGTTAAATTGCCCAATAGCTCCAACAAAAGGGGTCTTAGGCTGCAAAGCAACAATCTCAACACCAGCAGTCTTCCAATAATTAAGCATTTGTTGCGGATTTTTAGCTTGATGGATTAAAGAATAACATTGCCTCTTTCCATCGATAAAAGCTTCCTCCCCAAGAACTGGAACAATAGGAATAAACACACCAAGCCATTCAGTCTCCTCAAGTATCTCATTTGCAGTTAG